AAAGTTTTCCATTTCTACCTCCAATTAAACCACTACTGGGCATCAGTATTAGTTTGTTCAATTAGTGAAATCAATTCTGTTTTCGTTGCACGGCTATCATAAGTAATCCCTTTGTCATCAAGGATTTCTTTCAATGCTGCGTTAGTTAAAGAGTCCAAGGGCTTGTATTCTCCAATCGGAACCCAATCACCACCACTAATTTCATTTTCAGTAACGA